TTGACAACCAACAACCCCCTTTTCAGGGTCTAATCTGAGATAAATAAAGTTATCACCATACTTACACGTGTTTCTTGTCCACATTGGTAAGTTAGTGTTAATATCCAAACTATTGTTAAATAAATCGGCTAATACAGATTTGATTCTTTTTGACTCTGAATAAATTTGTAGGATGAAACCATCTTCATTTGGTGTGGTAGATTCTTCAGCATATATGTCTAAAGCGGCTGATATTTCAGGAGTATATTCCATCGACTCGTAGTCGTAGTATGCCGCCAATCTGTTTGGTTCGTAGTAAACCGCTTGGTTGTAGAGGTTACTTTCAACTTTAGCAAACTGATTTGATAAATAAGCCGATTGTTGTGCTTGAAGTTTTTCTCTTTCGTATTCGGCTTTGTCCTGAGTACGTAAAATTTCTTTCTTATCAAACTTGTATACAGGAAAATCTTGATTCAACAAAGCATCGGGACCTAAAGCCCTTGTTAATCTTTGCCAAACCGTGTTATTTTGGGGAGTACTCATTTCTTGATAAATTAACCAAATAGTTGTTAATATAAATACTATCTAGCACCAAATAACCACCCATACTTTTGGTAATCATCTCGGGTTATTTCTCTCATCGCGTTATTCCTACCCATACCAGGTTGTGTAAAAGCCGGAACGTGAGGATTGAAAAATTGAGATGGTTCTTTGTTTTCATTTACGAATGTAGACCATGAATCAATCATAGCCTTGGTATGATTTGTTACCTTTTGAAGTGATGGGAATGCCGCTTCAGCGACATACAACGCCATTGCGATTGACATAATACAATCGTCATGATGACCTTTTTGGTGATCAGGTCTTCCATTTATGTAAACAAAAGTGCCCATCTCATTATGAAGTCTGTTGGAACGAACTTTGAATTCGTGTCTTATGGACTCTTCGAACGCAGCAATTATTTGAACCCTTTTATTGTTAAAGTTTATACCAGGTATTTTATCTTTTACCTTCGGATCGTACTTCCATTTGTTAGTGAGATCAACACCATCGTAAAAGAAACTTTCATAACCTAATTCTTGAAGTCTTCTTGCTGTGGCAACACCCATACCACCTGTCAAATCGATAACACAAAGTGCGTTATACATAGTTCCCCATTTGAAGGCAATGTCCGCTAAGATGTCAGGTGGAACCTTACCAACGTATTCTAAAACCTGTTCTCTACTATCAAAATCAATAATTTCAATACAAGAAAAGTCTTCAGAGTCACCTCGAGAAACGTCAACACCCATTACATACTTATGTCCGTTTTCAGGCTCCTTCCAAATCCATAGTTGGTTAGCCATCAATTTGGCTTGTGGTTCTTTGATATCATTTTTTAGGATATCCTGCAAAGTTTGTGAGTCAAAAACATTATCACCTGAACCCAAAAAGTTACACTCCAATTCTTGCGCAACTTTTCTCCTGTCATACTTAAGTTTTTTAACCATCGCCTCAAACCAAGAAGAACATGGTTTGTATCCGTCCTCAATGTATTTGTGTAGAGTTTCTAAACTTCTTTCATGTCTATTTTCAGTTGACAGATCAATAACAGCATCTTTTGGATATTCTTCTTTGTTAAGAAGATAGTGTACCATATCATTGGTCTTCACCATATAAAGGTCCTTAGTGTATCTTGGATCTCGGTACCAAAACATTTCCGTTATTTTGAAATCGTTCATTCCTCTTAAGGATTGATCGTAGATTTCGTAATAAATGGGGTCAAATCCATTGGGGGTTGAAATAACAACAACCTTACCACCCGTAGAAAGTGATGCCATACAAGCCGCCCAGAAATCGCTGTCAGCTTCAATAAACGCCGCCTCGTCAAAAATAAGAATAGTTGGAGAATATCCTCTTAGAGCATCTCGAGAAGTTGCCACGGCTTTAACCTCACAACCATTGTTAAGTTTAAAATGCCTTGCAGAGTTTTTTTCAGGTGCAAAACCTGTACCAACCCAAGAGGGCCATTGTTCAGTAAACGCCCTTATTTTATTTGCAAATTCAACAGAAGTATCAAGTTTGTTTGCAATGATTAGGATTTTTTCAGGTTTGTTTTTATTGGCAAACGCTAACCTTTTACTTGCCCACGCAGCGGTAACTGTAGATACACCCGCCTGACGATATTTTAATGCGATATTTTCGTTGTATTCTTCGTAGTCGTTAATCAGATTTATCTGATCTTGGAATAGTTCTAATGGTACGTATCGTGATACAGTATTGTCGTAAGTCTGTAAATAAGTTTTTAGAGCATAAGGAGTGCTTTTCATGCACTTCTTATACTCAATTATAACTTGTTCTTTTGTCATTATTTGGGACGGCTAATGCCTAATCCCGCCAAGAAATCAAGTCCGTCATCATCTCCATCGTCTTCGGGAGAAACGTCTTCGAAACCTTCGTATTCTTCTTTGTTTTGTCTGGCAACTTTCAACACATCTCGGAAAGAGTCCTTCGCTTTAGATTGTTTCGAAGGATCTTCAGAAATCGCGTTACCAATAATCTTGATGAAATCCTCAGCGGGAAGTTTATAAAGTTCCATTTGGAACCAGTTTATAAGACCATAGTTGTCTTCATCAAAAACCTCATCAGGAAGTGAAAAACGAATTTTTTCAACAATTTCAGGACCCAATCTTAAAGTCCAAGCCTCCATTGGTAAGGTGTCTGTTTTTTGTTGTACAATTTGTCTTACCTCAGCATCTTCAGGATCACCATATCTGCCCTTAGCCTCTTCGAGACCTTTGATGACTTCGTGAGTAAGAATTGGAAAGATTAACCCATATGCATTGATTACTGTATCGGGTGCACCATCACCATCCTCATCATTTTCATCGTTATCAGAATCCTTAAGTTGAACCGCACCACCAATTCCCGAAGCCGTAGAACTCATCATTTCAATCATTTGTTCCATGCTGAAATACATAAAATCATTAATTGTCATGATTCCTAAATACGCTGGATATAATCTCGGATCTATTTCATCTAATTGTCTACGAATTTCTGGTTTCTGAAAAACATAGTGACCCTTTTTGGCTGTACCTTGGATAATTGCATTAATAAGATTTCTCTTGTGCATTTCCGATGTTACGTCCATTTCAGGACCAACACTCATTTCAGGTGGATTACCACCACCTAAATTAAATTCAGGACTTTCAAACGGACCTAACTGAGCGTTAATTTCGAACCAATCGGATGGCATTTGAATTTCATCGAGAGCCGCTTCTACCGCTAAAGATTCGAGTTGTTCTTTGTGTCGACGCTCAATACCCATAATAGTTTGAAGATTCTGCAACTGTTGTTGGTAAATCATCATCGCAACTTGAACAGAAGATATTGGTCTTCCTGTAACCTCACGTAATTTATCAGCAACTTGTTTGAATCTATTTGTCATCAAACGTTGGACATCTTTTTCAGCCCTAACAAAGGCTGGATTGATTGCAAAAGGTGATTGAGGATCGGAAATCTTTCTTTCTAAAGATGGATCCATTCTCTCAGGGGTATCCCCGTAATTGATGTCTTCTGAGATTCTATTTTTTGCCATGAGGTAACATTTCTTTGATCGCGTTCAATATTTCTTTTTTTGCAGCTTCCAATTTTTGTTGTTTCGCCTTAGGGGCTGGATTTTCACCAGGGTGTGGGTTCTTACCTGGATGTGCGGGTCTTGTACGTGGTGCGGGTTTAACACCAGGTTTTGTTTTTGGAGGAGCTACGGCAGGGGCATCTTCTGATGTTTCTCCTTTCATCATAGTCATCTTACCAATTGGTTTATTCATTTTCACGTTACCAACGATCTTGTCGACAGGTGACTTAGCAAATGAACGTTTAACCATTTGAGTTTCTTGTATTTGTTTGATTAAATCTCCTTTAGTCATTTTTGGTTTGAGTTCTCTTTCGACCAAAGATACGATTTTTTCTTCAATGAAAAAAGTCATTGGAGATTTTCCCTCCTTAAGACTTTGTTTTACTTGTCTAACGCACCTCTCGAACTTAGCATTTCTTTTAGGTCCGAGTTGAGAATGACAAATAGCCCATGGGGTGTCTTCATCTTTTTTGATTTCGGTAACTTCCTTTTCAGCATCCACTTGTTTATCACTATCATCAGCCATACCATCGGGTGCCTGTACCTGAATGTCAGACTGAGTTGTAGAACCGGCTTGTGCCG